ACAGGTTCTGCAAGTACAGGAGCAGACGGACAAACCTTAGATATTGTGTTAAAAAGAAGAAATTTTCCTGGGGAAGAACTTACTACAGCAGTTACTAGTGGTTGTACTTCGGTAACTACTAAAATAGATACTCGTGTAAGAGGAAGACAAGCAGTATTAAGAGTTCAATCTAACGATACGAATGCGAGTGACGTGGGAATGAGTTTTAGATTAGGAGCAACACGTATAGATATAAAACCTGATGGAATGAGGTAATGGCTAAACTATTAGAAACGAAACTTCCTGTAGCTATAGGACCCATAGACCCCGCAATATTTAATCGTTTAGTTAGAATATTAGAATTAAGCTTAAATAAAGTAAACGTGGGCTCTACTATAAACGTTAATGAATCTCAAAGAAATATAAACCAGTTTAATACAGGGGATGTTATTTGGAACTTAACTACTAAACAACTTCAATTATGGACAGGAGAACAATGGTCAGATATTTATTCAGGAACAGAAAAGGGAGTTCAAGGAACATCATCTCTTGGACAAGTAAGTGTATTAACGGGTGGAAACACGATAGTAAAAATATTATAAAAGGGAATACTATGGATTTAAAAAAGCTACAAGAAGAATTAACTTTTGATGAAGGCTGTATTGATAAAATTTATTTAGACCATTTAGGTTATCCTACGTTTGGTATAGGTCATTTAATATTAGAAACAGACCTTGAACACGGACAAGAAGTAGATACTCCTGTTTCTAACGAAAGAATTAATGAGTGTTTTGAAAACGATATACAAAATGTTTTTAATGATTTAGATAGAAACTTAGTTTGGTGGAAAGACTTACCTGAAGATTTACAAAGAGTCATGGCTAATATGTGTTTTAATTTAGGGATTACACGTTTATTAAAATTTAAAAACTTTTTAGCGGCTATGGAAAATAATGATTGGGACAAAGCAGCGGTTGAAATGTTAGACAGTCGTTGGGCTATACAAGTAGGTCCAAGAGCGATAAGATTAAAAGATAGAGTTTTAGGAGTTTAGTATGAAAGTTAAGGCACCGAAAGGATATCATTGGATGAAAAATGGTAAATCATTTAAATTAATGAAACACACAGGTAAGTTTGTAAAACACAAAGGTGCTAGTTTAGCAGCGAATTTCGCAGTACAAAAAGTACATAAGAAAAAATAGGAGAATAATATGCCCGCAAAAAAGAAAACACATAAAACTAAAGACGGCAGAACTGCTAGAAAAGGTCTTTATTACAATATAAATAAAAAACGTAAAGAAGGAAAGAAGATGCGTAAGAAAGGAGCTAAAGGTGCTCCTACAGCAGCTGCTTTTAAACGTTCTGCTAAAACAGCTAAAAAGCCTAAAAAGAAAAGTAAAAAGAAATAATGCCTAGGAAGAAAGAAAAATCTATAAGACGTACTACGGGTAAAGGTGGTAATTACCGTAAAACTAAATCAGGTGCGGGCATGACTAAAAAAGGTATTGCAGCATATAAAAGAAAAAATCCAGGGTCTAAGCTTAAAGGAGCTGTTACAGGTAAAGTTAAAAAAGGGAGTAAAGCAGCAAAAAGAAGAAAGTCTTACTGTGCTAGAAGTGCAGGACAAATGAAGAAGTTTCCTAAAGCTGCTAAAAACCCTAATTCAAGATTACGCCAAGCACGTAAAAGGTGGAAATGTTAAATGGCTAAAAAAGCACCAGAAGCATTTGTATATAATGCTACACTAGAAAGAATAGTAGACGGAGACACTTTTGACTGTTGTCTTGATTTAGGTTTTGATGTTAAACTACATAAACAAAGAGTTCGTCTTTCTGGCATAGACACTCCTGAGTCTAGAACTAGAGATTTAGCAGAAAAGAAATTAGGACTTGCCGCTAAAGAAAGATTAAAAGAACTTTGTGCAGGTAAGTTAAAAGTAAAATCTTTAGGTAAAGGTAAATATGGGAGAATTTTAGGCATACCTTATACGGAAGATGGCAAAGATATATGTGAAATTTTAATTAAAGAAGGACACGCTGTTGAGTATCACGGAGGTACTAAGGTTAAAGTTTGGGGTGACTACTAAACTTTATGGACAGTGTGGTTCAATTAATTAATGAAGTTGGTTTTCCAATAGCAGCAGCTATTGGTCTTGGTTTATTTATTTGGAAACTTATCAACAAAATTATTGATGGTATGGAAACAAAAGTAGATGTACTTGATGAAAAAGTATCAGCACAAATAGCTCAAATAGAAGAACGGTTAGGTCAAAAATTAGATTCACAACACGGCATTTTGGTAGCTCTTATAGATAGAGTACGTTCTGTAGACAATGAGATAATTAGACAAGATACTCTTTTGAAGACTATACTAGGTGTGCCGCAACTTATGAACACCGATAGAATAGCGAAAGCAGACAGAAACGACCAAAGGAAAGATTGATGAAAAAAGTATTCTTAACAGAATTTAAAGTAGGCGATAAAATATACGAAGGTCCCTTCATATATGCTGATAGTTTTGAAGAAGCTGATGTAGAAGCAGAAGCCTATGGAGTAGTTATCGTTGGTGAAGCTAAAATAGTTATAGGAATAGATGAAACTGAAGAACGAGAAAGAGTTTTACATTAGGAGAAATAAATGACCCCTGAAGAAGAAAAAGATAGACTATTATGGATAATAATGGCTATAGGAGCAATGTTAATTATCGGTGTTTTTATAGAAAATATTAAAGCAGACCAAATAGTTCATAAATTTAAATCTCCTAGTTTTAACGGTGTCGGTACCTCATCTCATTATCTAACAATAGAAAATCAAGAGTTTAGTCGTAAACTGACTATTAAAGAAGAAATTAAAGCTTTGCAGGATGAAATAGAAAGAGAAAAAGAAAATTCTACTTTAGCTAGATTTATGCGTAATCTTGAGTCAAGGGTATACGCAGAACTGTCAAGACAGCTTGTAAATAATCTCTTTGGCGAAACGCCATCAAGCTCAGGTACAATAACCTTAGAAGGAAACACCATAGAGTATACAAGTGATGGTGTTACATTAACGTTAAAAATTACGGAAGCAGATGGAACAGTTACTGAAATTACAATTCCTATTGGTACTTTTACTTTCTAGTTGTTCTACATTAGACCAAATCGAAGATACGTACGAACATAGGTTTCAAAAACATAATGTAGTAAACATACAAGATTTACAATCTTTAGCTTTACGTAGTGTAGAAATTCCTAAAGTAAGTCCCGTGGTAGCTGTATACCCCACAGCTTTTACAGACCAAACAGGACAGCGTAAAAGCAATAGCGAGTTTGCTTTATTTAGTACGGCTATAACACAACAACCTAACGCATTACTTATACGAGCTTTAAAACACGCAGGAGATGGTAAGTTTTTTAGAGTTGTAGAACGTGTGGGTCTTGATAATTTAACAAAAGAAAGACAACTTATACGGTCAGCTAGAGAACAATTTGCTAGTGATGAAGAAAAGAAAAAACAATTAGCACCGTTATTGTTTGCAGGTGTTTTGCTAGAAGGTGCTGTTATCAGTTATGAAGCTAATTTAGAATCAGGAGGTATCGGTGCTAGGTATTTAGGCATTGGCAACAGCGTACAATATAGAGAAGATAATATAACCGTTAGTTTGCGTATGGTTTCTGTAGCAACAGGCGAAGTGTTATTAGAAGTGCTAAGTCAAAAGACGATATTTAGCTATGGTAAATCTAATGATGTATTTAGGTTTATAGAAATGAATACTGAACTTGTAGAAATAGAAGCAGGTAACGCAAGAAACGAGTCTTCTACTATAGCTCTAATGAAAGCTATCGAAGGCGGTGTATTAGAAATAATTAAACAAGGATACACAAAAGGGTACTGGGTTTTACAAATAGAAGAAAAAACGGTAGAATGAATTTATGATGATGAACAGATACATACAATTATTGCTGTGTTTTGTTTTATTACCGTTATACGCTGCGGACAATGAGATATATGTAGACCAGTCAGGTACTGGGGCTAACATAGATTTAGAACAGCTTGGTATATCTAATATTATTG